AGGCCATCGAAAGCCATGTCGAGAAGCTTATCTCCAACCTTCGAAAGAGCATCTGCAAAGACGTCTGCCGCCTTCTTGCCCTCAACGAAACCGTCAACGATCCCGCGGGTGAGATCCTTCTGGAACTCCCGCATCTCCTCCGCTTTTTCGCGGATACGATCCTGGCTCTCGTCCAGCTTTTCGGCCGCCACGTGGGCATTCGCGTAGGAAGTGGCCAGGGTATCGATCTGTTTTGCGAGAGCTGGGGTTGCAGAGCTCATCTTGGCGTCTTTGATCAGTCCCGCTTCTTTAGCGGCGTTGAGCAAGTCCTGCTGAGCCGCAGCCTTCTCGACCGCAAAGCCGTAGTCGTCGATTAGTGGATTGACCGAGGCCTGCGCAGCAGTTTCAGCCTGAAGAGCAAGGGTCCGCTCCTTGATCTGCTCGATCTCGCGCGCGTAATCGTGCAGTTTTTCCTTCTTACCGTCACCGGCGCCACCAATATCAACGCCGCCTCCAAACCCGGTGGGCTTGTTCTCCATCTCACTATTTATTCGAGCCATCTGATCGCGAAGCTTCAGGGCTGCCTCGCCTATTGCCGTTGCTCTGTCGTCCGCTTCTTTCGCAGCATAGTCGAACGGATCGAAGCTGAGTTCGTACCCCGTCATGGCCTTTGTCATTGCCCGGAAGTTGTCGGCTCTGGCGCGCGCCGCGTTCAATTCAGCATATGCGAGATCAAAAGATGCCTTCGCGGCTTCATACTGCATTTTGATTTGGCTGCGGAGCGCCCCAGTGTACCCCTCAGATGAAGACTTAGCCGCATCAAGCGCAGCCTCGTTGGTCTTGATGGAGGTATTGGCCGAGTCGACTGCGGCTTCTGTCTCGTTCATCCGGCCGTTGAGCAGGTAGATGGCTGCAGCAGCGCCACCAGCGATCAACCCGATTGGTCCAAGCGCGGCAGTAAGACTTGCCGCCGCGAACGTACCTGCGCGGACAGCGGTTAAAAAAGTGCCCAAGGCTATTACGGCGTTGCCCAGACCAGCCACAACGCCAAGCAAAGCACGGCCCGTGAGGGCGCCGACAAGTATCGCCACAAACTGGATTACAACATCGCCAACCTGTTTGAAATTTTCCGCCAGGTATTGAAGAGCCTCCACCAGTCTGGCGCTCGCGCCCGCCGAGGTGTCTGCGTTGCCGACGTAAGCGGTGAACTCATTGTTGATGCGTGTCATCGCATCGGAAATGGTGGAATTCGTTTTGCCAAATGCCGCCTCGATAGGTGCTTGTGCTGCAAGGATCGCCTTAAACACCCGTTCTGAGGTGATCTTTCCCTCGGAGCCAAGCTTCTTCAATCCGGCAATTGTGGTGTTAAATTCTTTGGCAATGGCATCGGCCAAGATCGGTGCGTTTTCACGAAGAGAGCGCAGTTCATCGCCCTGCAGAACTCCAGAGCCCAGCGCTTGGCCCAACTGGAGGATACCCGCAGCCTGTTCATTGGCTGCCGCTCCCCCGGCCTTGAACGACTTCGAGACTATGTCCGTGGCAGTGGCTATCTCTTCCTCTGAGGATGCGACGTTGGAAGCAGAACGGATCAGCTTTGCATAGAGATCGACATAGGCAGAAAACTCTGTCCTTGCGCCGTTCGCTCCCTCCTTCAAATCACCTAGTGAGCGCGTCTGAACGCCGGCGACTTCACCTGCCGCCCGGATTTTGTTTCCAGCCTCTGTCCACGCGTCGGCATACTTTGTGATCTCGGCAACACCCAACGCGCCGCCAATCGATCCGCCGGCCAACATCAGCGCTGCACTGAACGATGACGAGATGTTCTTGTTCATCTTCGAAAATCTGGACTCGATCTGCCTTGCGCGTTGGTTTGTGATGCCCATGGCGCGGTTCAACGAGTTCTCGTATTTTTTGATGTCAGCCGAAAGCTGCACCACAAGGCGCTCAAGGTCAGTTGCGGCCATTAGGGCTGTGTCCTATAAGTTTCCAACGTCAAGGGGAGGTGCAGTGATGAAATTGGCTACGGCTCTAGGAGCGATTGGCGTTTTACTTAGTCATTCCGCTGCACTTGCCGCAGATGAAAGCGTAGAGAACGCCTTCGCGCTGTGTCAGATCGTCGACTCTACAGGTCTTGCAAGTAAGCCATGCGAGGTCTCTGGCTGGAAAAAAGCAGTCATGGCTACGATAGATATGAACAGCGGAGAGGCGCGCGAATTGTGCCCCCAAGTGGCTGGTCTGATGAGGCAAAAGGGACGAACATTTGCAACGGGGTGGACCCTTCAGATCCAGTCCCCGTACAGTAACGGGAACTCGATTGCCTTCTGCAGCCTCTAACTGTTTTCCTTGGACTGAAGCCAGTTCCAAAGCTCATCAGCCTCTGCGTTCGACATTTTCTCTTCGCCGCCGTTCGCCTTGACGTATCCGTCGACGGCAGCGGTAAACTGCCACATTGACATCGCGTTGACCTGCTGTGGCGAATAACCCATCGCAACGCCGACGCCGTAAATTGCGCCAAACCTCAGTTTGCCGTTAGGCAGGTCGTCTATCCGACTTCCGCTGGATTTGGCGCTGGAGGCTCCCCCACGGGTTCATCCGGGGCGCCGAGAAGGCCTGCCGACAAGATACCAACCGCGAACGGGTGACTTTCGAGAGGGGGGCGCGCCTCAACATAGGACCGTACCTTCTTGAGCGCAGCAGCCGGTTCCATCCCTCCGCCTATCAGTCCAAGCCTAATGACGTTGGAGATGTCTTCCATACGCCACTGATGAGCGTGGAGGCGATGCAGGACCACATATGGCCCCGCATCCGTCTTTTCCTGGAGCTCTGTCAGCTCCCCCCAGCCAAGCCGGAAGCGGAAGGTGCCATCTGCCCAGTCTAGGTCAATAGTGGCATCGCGGCTCATCAGGCGAACGTATCCGTGTCCACCAGCTCGCCGTCGGACTGTAGCGAGACGGAGATCGTCACCCGGCCACCTTGCTCCGCACCCATCTCGAGGCTTTCAAGATGCATTCGGCCGGTGAAGTTCAACGTGCCGGTCGAAAACTCGATTTCCACTTTCACCGGCACCGACTCGGTGCTCTTGTAGGCAGCAAGCCAGGTCGGGACCGCAGAGGCGGCAAGAACGCCCTCGCCAGAGACCGAGGCCGTGGTGCTTTCGACGTCGCGGCCGATGGTGATCGGCTTGTCCGGATCATCGCAGTCAGGGATGGAGACTTCGGACAGCGACTTTCCGAGCGTCAGAGACTTAGACGTGAAGCCGCAAGGTGCTGCATAGACGATGGGATCGGCTTCGTTTCCGAGAAGAACACGGAACTTGCCGAAGCGTGCAGTGACGGGAGGTGCCATGATGATCTCCTATGGCATGATGAGCGGCAAGCCGCGCTGAGGGAGGGTTACTTACCGGCCGCGACTTCTTTGGCCGCCTTGTTGATCGACCGCGTGATGCGGCTCTTCACTCGGCCACGGAGCGCCCGGAAGCTTACGTAGAAAAATGGCGACGCGGGAATGGCCGGTATTGTGGCGCCGGCGAACTTGCCGCCTGCCGTATGAGCTGCGCTTCCGAACTCTACCCAGCGGGCATAGAAGGCCTCGCTGTTGCCAGCATAGATCGTGATGGTCAGGTCGCCGCCAATAGACTGGATCTTCCCGATGGTCATCGCGCCTTTCGGAGCCCTGCCCCACGTCCAGCCGATGCTGTCGCGGAGGGCGCCGCTGTCCGCCGGAACCAGAGACTTCGCCAATGCGACAATCTCTTTGGCGCCCTCTTCCATCGCCTCGCGAATTCTGGCTTTGACCTTGCCAGGAAGGGCCTCGAGTTTCTTCTGAAGCTTCTGCAGCCCGATGATCTTGGCGGTCATTTGGCCTGGTCTTCTTTCTCGTCTGCTTCTGCCTCGACAGCCTTACCCGCGGCGATTGCTGCGTCAGCACATTCCCGGCGCACAGTCTTTTCCGTGCCCGCCTTGTAAGCGATGGTGACCTGGCTCTTCGGCTTGTAGTCGAAATCTTCCGTGAATCGAACGCGGGCCATGTTCTATTCCTCTATGGTGGCAGTGACCTGCACGACGCCATGCGTCGTCAGGCCATCGGGGTCATCGAAAACGCGAATGAGCGTGACGCGCATCTGGACGAGAGCCCCGGCAGTCAGTTCGCCTTCTTCCTCGTGAAGTGCCGATTTCACCGCGTCCACAAGCTGCTTGCACGGCCACTTCCGGTTTTGATCCCGGCTCCAGCAGTCGAGTTGGACCGTCTCTTCCCGGGCGTCTATGCAGTCTGCATCATCGGAGATGAAATCCATCGGGCCGAAGCTGACGTATGGGAACAGTGTGCTGTCGTCTGGGCCATCGACAATGCGATCAGCGACAATGGCCTTCACGCCGACATCGGCCTGAAGCTTGGCAAGGATGAGATCCTGCAGGGCAACGGACGTGCTCATGTGGCGACCCCACCTTCGACTGTGAACTCTAGGAACTGGTGGTTGCCCCTAGGAACCGGGCCGCTCCGAATATTGTAGATCAGACCATTGCGAGCATCACGCATGCGCCAGGAGGTGCCGAGCGCGCGGGTCTGCGAATTATCATGCACCGTGACGACGATCGGCTGCCGGCCGGCTAGTCTCGCTGCCTGTACCGTCTCGCCGCCGCGCAGGAACATGAAAGCGGCATCGACCGTCACCGGGTTGCCCCAGCCGTTCACCGTGCCGCCGTGCCCATCCGAAACCTTTGTCGGCTTCTCGAAGACGACGAGGTAGTCCATCTTGCCGACGTCCATCATGCAAACACGAAGCTCCGGTGCTGGGCGATCATGGCGCGGACGCCCATCGGCACGCTATTGGCCGGATCGGTCGTCAGATCAGCCCTCTGCAGGTAGAAGCCGGCCGTCAGCATCAACGCCGCTTGGACGAGCTTCGGCGGAACATTGCCCGCACCCAGGCCTGCGTCGAAAACCACGGACACAGTCGAAACGTCGGGCTTGTCAGGGACATACAGCTGCCCGTCCCTGACTTCCCATTCCATGACATCGCCAGCCACGCCGAGCGGATCCGTATAGGTGATCTCGGATACCACGGGGTTCGGGTAGCCTGTGAAATCCAGTTCCAAGCTATTGCCAGTCGCCGTGAACTGGGTTTGGAGGAATACCGTCTGGCATGCCTCTTCCACCCAATCCACGGCGGCGGTGATGTAGTGCTGGATCACCGTGTCATCATCGGAATGACGGACACGGCAATGCTGTTTGGCGAGGGCAAGGGAGAGGACTTCTCCAATCGGCTCGCCGGACTGAACAATCTCCATCTTGCCCTCGTCAGGATCAGGGAGCCGGAGCCGACAAGGCGCCGTAAACGATACCTTCCGGACGCAGCGTTTCGAGCTGGATCCGCTCCTCCAAGAGAATCGTAATTTTATTCGCGATAAAGTTGTCGCGATCTTCCGTCGAACGGCGGATCTCGATGCCCTTGCGCTGCCACAGGATCGTGTTGCCGACGAAGCCGCCGACAATGAAATTGCCTTGCGCCAATCCCTTGGTGCGAACGACCGGGAGACCCCAGGCTGTATTGCCCATGAATGCAGGGTGCAGGTAGCGGCCATCAGCATCCTTCTCCAGATCGAGCGCCGCGGCATCGAGGTGATTCATGATGACTGCGGAAGCCAGCAGATCAGCCTCGGCAACCTGCGCGATGGCGATACGGATATCATCCATGGCATTGACCGGGGTGATCCCTGGGACGGTCGTGTTGACGTAGGTCGTGGAGTTGGCGATCAGGCCATCCACGCGGTTCGCGGTCCCAGGGCCGGTGAGGACTTCCTGTTCTTCCTTCAGCTGCAAACCGTAGAGTCCGCGCTGATTGATGTAGCCCTCCATGCCATCCACGTCGTCAAGGGTTTCCTCGTTGACGCGGAAGTAATGGGCCATCTTCACCATCGGCGCTGACTTGGCCGAGAAGGTGAGATCGGACTGAGGTTTCAGGGCACCAGGCGCAACGGTCGCCGCGTTTAGCGAGTACCCTGACTCCTGGAGATACTCGATCACGGCCGCCGAGGTCGCAAGCGTCGGGATCACGTCACGCAGGAACAGCGTCTGGGTGGTCGGAGCGATCAGGCCGCGGTTCTGACGGCGGACACCGGCCGGCAGGGTAATGTCACCGAAGGATGCGGACGTGATGTCCTTCATCTCGATGCGGTCGCCGGAGCGGATCTTGTCGCCAAAATCCTTCTGCTCGGCGACAAGGCGCCCGAACGACTTGGATTCGTCGCGGCGGGCGCTCATCTTCTTTTGAAGATCGGTGAAGCTCTCGCCGAGCTCGGCAAGTTCCTTCGCCTTCTCCTCGATCCGGCCGTTGATGTCGCTGATATCCTGGCCGGAGGCCTTCTTCTCATCGAGAACCTTGATCTGCGAGGAAAGGTCTTCCTGCGCCTTCTTGATGTCGCGCATCATCGTAGCGGCGCCGTCAAGCGCCTCTTTAATTTCCATGTCCATCTCGTTTCTCCGAATGATGGTCGTCAGATAGTGAAGCTGGTCTTGATCAGCTTCGCGATCTCCGAAGCGGACGCGTCACGCGGTCCATCGCCCAGAGTTTGAGGAGCGAGGGCCGCTTGGGCCTTTGCCAGCCATGCTGGGAAGCCCGCGTCACGCAGGGCACCTTCCACGGCACGCTTAAAGGGCGAGAAATTTCCCGACTTCGTCGCCAAAAGGATGTCATCGACGCTCTTAACGGCATCAATTGTAGCTGAATCAAGCATAGGCAGAGGCGTGATGGAGACCTCGTATAGAGCAAGCTCCTTCAAAAGCCTGGCCGCACCTTCCTTGCCTGTCTTGATCGCCTTGTAGCCTATGGATACACCGCTTATTGCGCCCATCTTCAGGAGGTCGTAGGTTTCGCGACCCTTGACGGTTGTCAGGGCCAATTTGCCCTCGACACGGAGCCCGACGCCGTCCTCCTGGACCTTTGTCCAGACGCCGATTGGCTGCTGCATGTTGTGGCTCCACAGAATAAGCGGGCGACGCTCTGCTAAGCTCTTGGCATAGGCTCCAGGAAGGACGATGTCGCCACCATGGTCCCGTTCATTGAACCTGGAGGCATAGCCGGAGATGGTGCCGTCTTCCTTGACCGTCTCGTCTTCAAGACGGGCGAATTTCGTTTCCAGGTCCATTGCTGGCCTCATTCTTGGGGAGGTCGTCGCCGCCATTGATCGGATTTTGGCCCATGCGGGAGCGGATATCGTTTTGGGTTTCCCACGCGGTATTGTTGCCAAGCGCCTTGGCCGCGTATTCGCCCCAGGTCTTGAGGTCACCGCGGTAATACTGCGTCTCGTCAAGGTTCACGTACTCGCCGGGCTTCAGCATCGAGAAGGCAATTGCCTGCTCCCAGCGGTTCGCCCAGGGGCGCAGAGTGACGGTGACATGATAGTCCATAGCGTCGGATATACGGGTGAGCGACTGGCCAGCAGCGTCATGAGCTAGGAATATCGGATGAATGCCGTAGGCCCTGGCAACCTCCTCAATCAGGAAGCGACGGGTGTCCATCAGCTGCATTTCGGCCTGGGTAGGAATGATGCTCTTGTACTGAACGCCGCTGTCGAAGATTGGCGCGCCCTGCAGCTTGTCCTTGAGTGCGTCCTGGACCAGCTTTGCGCTTTCCTCGCCCAGAACCTCAGTGGTGGTGAGGTAGCCGGGAACCGCCTTCCGCTTTCCATCGTCGGTCTGGCGGTCTTCAAGCGTAATCGCCAGCGCGAGAACCTTCCGGATCTCGGTTGAGATGTCCAAACCTTCGATATCCTGCCACCGCGGCGCTGTGATTTCGATAAAGTCGGAGCGGGTCATATCGTCCCGGTGACCAATGCCTGGGATGGTGCCGCTGTAGATGACCGTGGCGTCCTCAGGATCCTTCCGGAGAGAGATCTGCCCATCAACCAGAGGGATCAGCCGCTTGATGCGACCGCGATAGCCTCGATCGATATAGGCTCGCCCTACCCCTTCGAAGACGGCGTGCATGGTCAGGCATTCGACAAACTCGACCGGCGTCATGTAATCGTTTGGGCGAACCATTAGCCGTTCAGCCAAGTCCCCCTCCATGACAGGCGTGCGGACCATTCGGCCTTGCTCATCATAGACCCTTTTGCCAGTGATGATCGGCATAG